TAGCTTTCCAAAGTTATCTGATCATTGATGATATTAGCGGCGATTTTGATGGCTCTGAGACGAGTTTTACTCTCAATGTAAACGGCGCTGTTCCGGTTCCCTTTCCGATTAATCCTCAGCAGTGTCTGATCTCAGTTGCTGGTGTTATTCAGGAGCCTGATCCGACAGGTTCATCAGGTTTTAACTTATCTGGAAATAATATTGTTTTTAGTTCTGCTCCTGCAGGCAGTGCTTCTTTCTTCGGCGTTGTTTTAGCGGGCGCTGATTATGTCAATGTAGGTGTCGATTTCCCTGCGGGCAGTGTCGCCGCGCCCTCGATTACCTTCGTCACGGACAAGGATACCGGGTTCTTCTCAAAAGCAGCCAATGAAATTGGTATTGCTTGTGCTGGTACTGAAGTTGGTGTATTCAGCTCCACTGGTCTCAACAGCGGTTTTGCTGACGGGTCTGCTGCCAGCCCCAGCATCTTTTTCACTTCGGACACGAATACAGGCCTGGCACGACCTGCAAGTGATGAACTGATCATTACAACTGGTGGTGCCGAGCGTGCTTCATTTGGAAGCTCTGAAATTGTATTTAATGACGCTTCTAATGACGTAAATTTCCGTGTTGAAGGTAATGGCGATGCCAACCTTCTTGTTGTCAATGCAGGTAATGACAGGGTAGGTATCTCTACCACATCTCCCTTAGCACTATTCGATGTTGACGGTGGAGATGCTCTGATTCATGGAGTCACTGTTGGTCGTGGATTGGGTGACGTTGCGAGCAACACAGTTGTCGGCAACAACGCACTAGATGCGAATACAACGGGTACAAACAATACGGCGGTTGGTGACGAGGCTTTAAGTGCTAACACTGATGGCGCACAAAATGTAGCTGTTGGAGCGGCAAGCCTTAATTCAAGTACTTCAGGCAATCGCAACATTGCTATTGGTTATGCAGCGCTCAATGCCAACACTACTGGCGACGATAACGTTGCAGTTGGCAAGAGTGCACTAGCTGCTAACACAACTGCAGATGACAGCACAGCGGTTGGATCTTCTGCTTTGGCCGTTAGCACTGGTGGTGCAAATACTGCCGTCGGCAAGGGTGCTCTTGATGCAAACACAACTGGCGGAAGCAACGTTGCCGTTGGGGCCTTTTCCTTGAGTTCAAATACTACCGCTAGCAACAACACTGCGGTTGGCAGAGGTGCGCTTGAAGTAAACACAACTGGCACTAGAAATCAAGCCTTGGGTGCATTTGCTCTTGATGCAAATACAACTGGAGATGACAATGTTGGCCTAGGTTATTCTTCGATGAGCAACAACACAACTGGCAGTGATAACGTTTCTGTTGGTGTGCAAGCGTTACGAGATAATACAACCGCTAACAGCAATGTAGCTATTGGCAGAGATGCACTACTACTAAACACCACTGGCGCAAAAAACATTGCTATCGGTAGTTTTGCTCTTGATGCAAACACTTCTGCAGACGATAACGTTGCGATCGGATATGCCTCTTTAGGTGTAAACACCACGGGCACGCGGAACGTCGCTGTTGGTGCGTTAGCGCTTGATGCAAACACAGTTGCAAATGACATTACAGCAGTTGGTTATGCCGCTCTAACCAATCACACCACAGGCACTGAAAACACTGCCGTTGGCGCTAGTGCAATGTTTACTTGCACGACAGGTGCATCTAATGCTGCTGTTGGCAAAGGCTCAATGGCGAACTTGACCACTGGCAATCAAAACACTTCTGTTGGTAAAAGCTCCTTAAACAAAACTACTACTTCAAGCAACAATACAGCTGTTGGATATAACGCTTTAGAAGCAAATACGACTGGTGGCAGCAATGTTGCTGTCGGTTCATTCGCTCTTGATTCGAACACCACTGGCGGCTTCTGTGTTGCTATCGGTGCAAATGCTCTTAAATCTGACGCAACCGTCAGCGAAAGTGTTGCGGTCGGATATAACGCCCTTCAAGCCCAAACGGATGGTCGTAATACTGCAGTTGGCTTTCTTGCTGGCCAAGATCTAACAACAGGCAGCAGTAATACTTTTGTAGGTCAAGAAGCTGCAGAAAACATTACTACGGGGGACGACAACACTGCGATTGGAAGACATTCGTTGCGTGCCGCAACTACTGCATCCGACAACACTGCTGTTGGCTCCGGTGCTTTGACTAGCAACACTGCATCTGAAATTACTGCCGTCGGCGTAAACGCTCTGAACGGTAATACATCTGGGACAAGAAATAATGCTGTTGGTTATTACGCGTTATCAGCAAACACTACTGGTACTAACAATACTAGCTCTGGTTACCAAGCACTTTACTCCAATACTACTGGGCGCGATAACGTTGCTGCTGGTCAAAATTGTCTTCTCAATAACACCACTGGCGTGCAGAACACTGCTGTTGGTTCACTTGCTCTTGACGCAAATACAACTAATTCCAACAATACTGCGGTTGGCTATGCAGCCATGAGCAATGCAAATGGCGCAACGGATTCAGTTGCCGTAGGTAGTGAAGCATTGATTAATGTCAGCACAGGCGACTACAACACTGCCGTTGGTTTTCAGGCCCTTAAATCAATTAACACGAGTGGTAATTGTACTGCTGTAGGCTACCAAGCTCTCGAAAATAATATCGCAGGCAATAATACAGCTGTTGGATCTAACGCTGGTTTAAAAAACACCAGTGGGGCTGAAAACACTTCCGTTGGATCTGAAGCGCTTAAAGAAGTCACCACTGGATATCAAAACGTGGCAGTCGGAGCGGGTGCTGGCGCTTCATTAACGACTGCAAACAGTCTTACTGCAGTTGGTCACGAAGCAGCGCTGAATACGACTGTTTCTGATATCACTGCTTTTGGTCATCAGGCACTACGACTAAACACTACAGGTAACAATAATTCTGGTTTTGGGCGTAAAGCACTGACCGCAATGACGACAGGTGATGAAAACACTGCGCTTGGTAACTTGTCGATGCTTACCGCGACTACAGCTAATTACAACACCTGTGCTGGTTATCAGGCAGGCAGGCGTATCACCACTGCGCAACGCAACACTTTAATGGGTGTTCAGGCTGGTGAAGACATTACAACTGCTGAAAACAATACTGGTGTCGGAGCCGATGCTTTAAGAGAATTGACCACGGGTGCTGACAACACTGCTGTCGGCAGAGAAGCTCTTCAATACCTCACGACTGGTTATCACAACACCGCTGTCGGCCAAGAGGCTATGAAGCTGGCAACTACTGGCCACAGCAATGCAGGATTTGGCCATGACGCACTTAAGCGCAATACCACAGGATTCGTTAATACAGCGATTGGTCAAGCCTGTGGACAAAACATAACTACTGGCGATAACAATGCACTCCTTGGCTGCAACGCTGCAAGCACCCTTACCACAGGTGACAACAATGTTTATTTAGGAAGTCATGCTCAAGCCAGTAGTGCAAACGTAATCAGAGAGTATGTTCTGGGATACAACATTACTGGAAAAGGAGGTGGAACTGCTTTTATTGGTGGCGCGAGCGGAGCCTACAACGAAGCAAACAGCAGCTCTTGGAGCACTACGTCAGATCGTCGCATCAAGAAAAACATTGTTGATAATAACGAAGGTCTCTCGCTGATCAATCAGATTGCGGTCAAGAACTTTGAGTACAAAACCGCTGAAGAAATTGAAGCCGATGGTGAAGTTCCTTCAACAGATGCTGTTGCAAAGACAGGCACTCAGATTGGTGTCATCGCTCAAGAACTGCAAGAGGTCCGCCCTGACTGGGTCACAACCCGCGAAAGCGGCACGATGGCAGTGACTGGTGGTGATGAAATTACTTGGCACCTTGTCAATGCCGTCAAAGAATTGTCGGCAGAAAATGCAGCACTTAAAGCTAGACTGGATGCTGCAGGCATCTAAATTCACTTCTCGATATTATGTCCTCTGAAGCTCCCTCCGCTGCCGAGATTGCACAGAACTACTCTGCAGCTCTTGACTCCGTCACTCTTATCAACGACTTGATGGATCTGTCCAGCCGTACTGAAGAAGAAACAGACACTGTTTCACGCAACGTCGAGCACCTCCAGATCATGGTCGCCAAGACCTACTGGACCACTGAAGATCTCGATCCTCTTAATGATGCGATCACTCGAGGCAGCGCTGCCTGATCGTTTGAGCCACCTCTTCAAAGGGTGGCTTTTTTATTGACAAGAATAAGGCCTTTAGAATAGATCTATCTAGATGTAGTTAGAAAGTGCCGTACATTGGAAAACAGCTGGTTCGTGGCCAGAACCGTAAGTTAGACGACATCTCCAGTGGCTTTAACGGTAGCCAGACGACATTTACGCTTCAAGTAGCAAGTCAGAACGTAACTGTTGGCAGTGCTCTCCAGCTGTGGATCTCCCTTGGTGGTGTGATCCAGGATCCCCTCAGTGATTACACGATCGCAGGTAATCAGATTACTTTTACTACGGCTCCTGCGGCGAGCCTTGATTTCTTTGGTGTCATCCAGGGTGATGTAACGGATACCAATACTCCGGGTGATGCAACCGTCACCACCTCGAAGCTTTCGACTGGTCTTACTGTCAATTTAGCTGATGGTTCAGCTGCTACTTCTTCTCTGCAGTTGGGTGGCACTGACAGTGGTCTGTTCAGCAGTGCAGCAGATAAGGTCAATGTGACCACTGGTGGTGTCGAGCGCCTTGAGATCGGCGACTCTGAGGTTGTATTTAACGACCCCAGCAATGATGTTGACTTCCGCGTGGAGTCGAACGGCAACGCAAACATGCTGTTTGTCGATGCAGGAAATGATCGCGTTGGCATTGGAACGTCGTCGCCTAGCGCCCCTCTGCATCTAAACGCAGGAACAACAAATGACGCTCTATTTATTGATAGTAGTGACGCTGTAGTGTCTATTGGACTTGCAGCATCAGACGGTGCAGCTCGGTTGCTTCAAATTTCTGGTGGACTTGCTTTTCGCACTAATGGCAATGCGAATACTTTTGGTACGGGTGACTCTGAGCGGATGCGTATCGACAGCTCTGGCCGCGTTGGTATTGGAACTAGTTCGCCAAGTAATGTGTTGCATGTAGAAAAAAACAATAGCTCTGCTGATCTTGTTTATCTCAACAACACAGGAGTTTCTGCGTCTGATGTTTTGCGCCTTAATACTGCAGGCACTGGCTCAGGAACCAACATTTTTGACGCTCAATCTGGGGGCACCTCAAGGTTTTTAATTAGAGGCGACGGCAATGTTGGCATTGGAACAACGTCGCCAGATGAGCTTTTGCATGTTGCTAACACTGGAGGTGGCGCATCAATACTGATCGAAACAAATGCCTCATCTGGAGGCAATCTTCTGTTTGGTGATAACAGTTCAAACACAGTTGGGCGTGTTCAGTACAATCATTCAGACAACTCAATGCGGTTGCACGCCAACGGTAGCGAGCGTCTACGCATCGACAGCTCGGGACGGTTGTTGATTGGGATTAGCAGTAGTCGAAACGTTGGTTTTGCTCACACAGTTCAAATTGAAGGTACTGATGGTATTACTTCAAGCATGAGCTTGATTCGTAACTCTAATGACAATAATGGGCCTCATATTGATTTTGCAAAATCTAGAGGCACCTCAACAGGATCAAATACTGTTGTTCAAAGTGGAGACACTTTAGGCAATCTTGTATTTAGAGGTGTTGATGGCAGTGACGCAAATACAGTTGCTTGCCAAATTCAAGGGCAAGTGGACGGCACGCCAGGCTCCAATGACATGCCTGGAAGACTGGTTTTCAAGACCACGGCAGATGGTGCAAGCAGCGCGACCGAGCGTATGCGCATCGACAGCTCTGGGCGGGTGTTGGTTGGGACGACGAGTGCTTTTGGCGCTACTGCGTCTGAGCTTCTTCAGGTTGCTAACTCTAATGGTGGAAAAATTTCTTTGCTCAGGAACGACACAAGTATTGGGACTGGAAACGAAATTGGCGTAATTACTTGGTATAGCGCGGATGGAACTACACAAGCAGCTGCAAGTATTGCTTGTCATGCTGATGGCGATCACGCTACTGACGATAAACCAGGTCGCCTCGTGTTCTCCACCACAGAGGACGGTGCAAGCAGCCCAGACGAGAAAATGAGAATTTTTAACACTGGGCAAACGCACCATTTTTCAACAGTCAATGGACTGTTTGTTGGAAGCTCTCTAGGCGCTGGTGCTACAAATTGGCTTTTCCGCGGAAATCGCAACAGAACAAACAACAGCCAGGGGGGTGTCACAGTTTTTTATGTATTTACCAACGGCAACGTTCAAAATACAAACAATTCCTACGGCGCAATCTCTGATGTCAAGTTAAAAGAAAACATTGTTGACGCCACTTCTCAGTGGGATGATTTGAAGGCGCTTCGGGTCCGTAAATACAACTTAATTGAAGGAGAAACCCACACACAGCTTGGCGTTGTTGCCCAAGAGGTTGAGACCGTATCACCAGGTCTCGTTAACGACATTACTGACCGCGATGAAGAAGGCAATGACCTTGGAACGGTCACTAAAACCGTCAATTACTCCGTGCTTTACATGAAGGCTGTCAAAGCTCTTCAGGAAGCGATGGATCGCATCGAAACCCTAGAAACCAAAGTTGCAGCCCTTGAGGCTGAGTAGTGTCCGCCGAAAGTCAACAAAAGACTTTTGACTTATAATTTGTAGAGGCATTTTTATATCATGGCTATCACCACTACTTGGTCCATCAATACTCTCGAGCGGGAAGTTGCGGATGGATATGTCTACACCGTTCACTATTCTGTAAATGCTGTGAGCGACACCTTGGATCCTGAAGGCAACCCTTATTCCCAAGGTGCTTATGGAAGTGTCGGCCTCGAGCGCCCTGAGGGTGACCTCATCGCTTATGATTCTTTGACCGAGGAAACAGTTCTTGGCTGGGCACAAGCTGCACTTGGTGGTTCCGAGAAAGTAACTGACATTGAGAACGCTCTCGAAGCTGCACTCACCGAGAAGATGTCTCCGACCAAGCTCGCCGGTGTCCCTTGGTGACGTTAGCTTTCAGGCTGGTAATCACAGTCCTTGCGCTTTTTCCTAATCTTTTGATCGGTTACGTCTACTTAAATAAAGACGCAATCATTAAAGAGCAGAAAGATGCGTTGATGAAAAGCATCAGTGGTCAGCTGGCAAGTCAACTTGTCAAGCAGACTGAAGCCTTGACGGGCAACATGGACTCCATGTTCTCCGAAAAGATCAAGCCCGAGATGACTTTACAGCACAACAATCAGCTGAAGGCCTTCCCTAAACAAACTGGACCAGCTATCCCGATGAGGTGATGCCAGAGATACCTGACATAGGTATCAACAAAATCAGCACCGTTCAGGTTCATTCTTGGACGGTGCTTCCGCCTGTCGTAAACAAAATTGAAGTTCCTGTCACTGTTGACATAGGAACGCCGATTGTTTTGATGCCTGGATGTGTGAAGTCACATCCCTTATCAAGCAAATCGAATTCGATCCAGAAGGATGACCCCAATGGTGTGAAGACCTACTGCGATGCAAACGCACCGTCCTTCACACCTCTGGATTACTCTCCGCAGGATTTGATTTACACCGTCGAACAGCCTGCTCCGGCATATAAAGCGGAGCCTCCAGAAGTCCCTGCAACTCCAGAGATACCTGCAAAACTCCCCCAGACAACCGCACCGAGCGCAGAGCAGAATAAAGAAACACAAAAAGAACCAGCTAAACCTGTTGCAGAGGCTGTCCCAACTCAGCCAGTGGAAGCAAAGGTAACGCTGACTGATTACCTGCCTTCCCCGCAGCAGGTTACGACAACAGCTTCGATTGCTATTGTCGCGACGTCAGCGGCCCTCCTAGCAAAGCCGCTTGCCGACTTGCTTCTAAAGCTGGTGAAGCCTGTTGTGAAGAAGACCCAGAAGAAACTGTTTGACGCACTCGGGAAGAAGACGAAGGTTGAGTCAGTCCGTGAGCGTGTCCTTGCCCAGCGTGATCGGAACCGTGCTCTTCTTGCTTTGAGACGGTCGTTAAAGAAATAGGGTGCACGTGCGGAGCCACAGTTTCATGCGGCATCTTCACTACGATGTCGGCACAGATTTTTGCGAACTGTGTGCCAGGTCGGAATGTAATACCAGCTTTAGCTAATTCTCCACAATTTTTAAGACGCGCAATTTCAAAATCAAGTCTCCGATTCGCCAGGGTTTGCTCTTGTATTGCGATCTGTGCGTCTGCAGCTTTCTTACATCTTGCCTGAAGACCACCATCAAGAGGTATAGAAAGCGTTGCGGAAAGGCCACCATTCCAGCTGAAATTATTCTTTTGACCAGTTCTCACAGGCTTGTAGTACAGGATTTTTCCAGGGTTGTCGAGGACTCCGTCATCATTAAGATCACTGGTGTCATACACAGGATCGTTGTAATAATCTTCAAATGGTTGCTGGTACGAACCAGTGCGTGTCACGAAGGGAGTAACATTCAAAGTCGGCCCCTGGCATTGAATACCTGCTCCATAAGTGTTGGTAATATAAGGACCCTGAAGTACCTGGATAGCCTGATTAGTCACGCTTCCACTGCTATTGGCAATCGGGTTTGCTGTGGCGCTCACACCTCCAACATCACCCGCCCAGGAAGGGGCTCCTATTAACGACGCTAAACCTATTGCGAGAAGATGGATGTACTTTCTGTCACGCTTCGTATCTCCGTCGTTCTGTTGATAATC